GCAACCCTTTCAAAGAATGGACTTCCGTCCAAACTTCTCCCAAGACCTAAGTGAGGTCTAGGGGCACCCACCGTCTACGTAAAGAAGTAGACGGCCTCCTGGCAATTCCGATCCTATCGCCTTGAATAAAGGCGACAGGCCGGACTTCAGTGAAATACTGAAGTAGCGAGGAGTCCCTCTTGACTGGGTCCTTTGTAGACTTAGCGAAAGCTTCGTCGACTCGGACTTCGACTCGATGTAGAAAAGGATTGAACCGCCTCTTGAGGTGGTCGTTCCCGATCCACTCGTGGTCATACCAGCCAAAGGATCCTGAGCCCATCGGCACGTTCATTATTGAGAATCTCTTTAATGAGCGCACGGTCGATTTAACATAGTTCGAAACGCCGTAATAACCTTTCATCGAAAAGTTATTATGGACGTCGACACTAGAGGTTATGGACTCAGGTCGGGACACGTCAGGGTAGGTACTGACATACGTAGGCGTGACATCATGTCCGTCATACGCATCCAGGCCGCAGGACTCTCGGAACTTCCCAGTTCCAAAAGTTTTACTGCGGTTGACCTTGAGACCAAGGTCACCTAGTAATCCCTGAAGTACTTCCCACGAGTCAATAGGAACGATGATATCGTCCCCAAAGACTTGGACCTCCTTAGAGACCTTACGTATTGTCTCGATCTTCGGTGTCAAACCCCGAACAAAAAGTACGGCGCTGACAGCTAGGATCGCGAACACGTAGGACTGGACAGGAAAGGTACATGCTGAACCCATACACGCAAACTTTCTCAGTTTGTGAAACTGAGGAGACTTGCGATCTATGGCGTTAGCCACCCACCTTGTGCGAGAAGCATGAAAAGCTTCAACCAACGTTGGAGAACGTCGGAAGATTCTCTCCACGAGCCAGCACGAGAGGCGGTCAGACGCATTTGACAAATCAATTGTCGCATGCGACTGAGTATGGGAAGCCCGTCTTGCCAATTCCTGATTCGCAGTCTGATCGCGAAAGCGGATAGACGAACGAATTGGGGTAAAGGCTAAACGAGTAACCAAGAAATCGAGGATTGACTGTTGGCACCATTGATGGCTAACAGGTTCCGCGGCGATAAGCCTAGGTCCCTTTAGCGTCTTTGGCACTGCAATCAACCTCGACGGAGCTTCATTTGCTCGGAAGAGCTCATGAGACTCCTGGCTACCAGAGAACGCAGCCCAGGAAGCATAATTCGGGAAACCGAACAATGCCATAGGGAATACGCGCTCAAGCTTAGCCGGCCAGTTTGGAAAGTCATACTTAAAATGAGTATGACGCTGGTCAGCTACAGCACCTGGTCCGTGCTTGGTTCTCCACTCGGAGGGGTTGAAACCCCCGAGGACTGAGACGATGATGTCGGCTGTCCGTTGGACAACGTCGGCAACGTCACAATCGGTTTGGAGAAAAGACTCAGCTCTCTCGAACCTGTCATCATGACAAGAATCGAAAAGAGGAGCAGGAGCGAGAAAATCAGAATCGCCAATATGGAGATTCCGAAGATCATCAATCCTGAGTTCGTCTTCATCCCAGTTAAGGGAGGGAAGCCGAACGTCTTGATCGATCTCGAAGAACTCATGAACGTGTTCCCATGTTCGTGAGTCGTCGCACGCCACCTTTACCTTCTTCGCTCCATAATGGAGCTGACGAATGTAACGGATTGCGGCAACGTCAGGATCGGTCCTAAGCACACCGAAATCGTCGAAGACTCGACGGTATAGCCCCTGGAATAGTCTAGGGATTACACCGCTCTTGCGGTAAGGCCGGAATCCGGCCACCCCGCTGGGAGTTAGGAGTCCGGCAGAGAGGCACTTGTCAAAGTGCTTCCCTGCCTCGGGGAGGTCTATCATCAGAAATGGTAGGCCTCTCGTATCGACGAGTGAGAGCAAGCGAGAAGTATCCCGATCGCAATCACGTCGGAGAGTGGGATCGTACTCAGCTATGTTAGACAACATAGCTTCGTATAGTCCCTTAAGGTAATTGACATAGCTTTTCATCTAGTGCTCCTTCATTTAGGGGTTACTAGAATCTATGGCTATGGTACACCCATCTCCTCAGCGGAAGTCTTAGGACGTCAAAAGACGCCTTACGACTCCCAGCCGAGCAACTTCGCCGCGATCCCGCCAGCCTTTACCATGTAAAAGCTGAGGGCCTCGGAGAGGTCGATGATGTCTGCCTGGACCCCGTTCGGATCCGTTCGGATCGTGAACGAGCATTCAGTAAGACTACCAAGCGGAATAGCCGTGGTAGGCTTGACGAACCGCGAGAAAGTCACAGTGTGACGATCAAACGGCTGCGTACCAGCCTTCACGTTATCCCGTGAGTGCCGCACTTTCGTGCGGTACGTAACGAGTCCCTCGTCGAGAAAGTACTCGGCGCCGTACCCGTCTTGGTTAATCAGCGGGAGGATCTTGGCGGTTCCACCGGAACCATCAAGAGTCACCGTCAGGGTTGTACCTAGCATATTACCTTTTCC